GTAAAGGTCTAATTCAATGGCATCACATCGCACGCTTGTTTCAGCATTAGAGGCCACGAAACTTTGGGCATAGTTTAATGCCTCGGCTGTTGTCTGCATAAGCAAATTCTGTTGATTGTAGGAATGTAAGAAATACTTGGTCACGCTTGCCGAATTTGTAGCTGTTTGAACGGCAAGGCCAGTGGCAGTGATGTTGGCTTCATTATAGACCAGCAAGTCATTTGTGACCCACACGGCGTTGAAGTATGCAATGCCTGTGCCATCATCGTTGAAAACCGTTGGCACACCAGCAACACTTGAGGCCGTGACTGACCTATCTTGGAAAACGAAACTGCCCGATGCGTCCACATAGACAGCACCGAATTCAGTCGTCTCAACGGTCTGCAATGCTGCCAATGCAGTTCGTTGAGTTCCCGGATCAATTTGGCAAGTTGTCAGCCCGGCATCCACATCGCGTTGACTTGCTGGCCATGAAATAGCATCCAACAGATTATTCACGCGAGCACCTGTCAGCTGTCCGGCACTGGTTCCAGCGACGGTTGCAATTTGTGCATTCTGTGCAAGTCTAAATGCGTCAACGGCTTGAATAGTTGTCAGTGCAACATCGCCTGTTCCCTGTTGCGGAATGCTCGTGGAATAACTTGTGATAAATCCCGAAAAGACAGGATAGGTCACTGATCCATAAGTGGCCGTTATCTGCACTTTGCGCATAGGAGTCAAAAGATTGTAATAAGGCCCGGCGGTGTTTTGAGGATTGAAATCCCCGTTGACATCAACAATGACCAGCGTGAGTGTCCCAGTTTGAAATTGATTAGTTTGAGCACTACGGCCACGCTTTGTCTCAATTTTATTGACCACATCCGAAACATCAACAATGATGGAAGTTGAGTCAGCAAGGATGTTTGTGTCCAATATGCCTTGATCTAAAATCATCGCCTGAGCAAATGATGGCCCAGTGCTAAAATTTATGAAAGCGTTAATGACTGGCAGCGTCATCCGGCAATCGTTCCTGTTGGCACTAGGGAATTACCATAGCGGTTGTTGGTCAGCACGGCATCGGCAACGACTGCAATGAGGCCGCTAGTATTGTCGTTGATTGTGATAGTCACGGCATTGTCTTTGGTTGCTTTGTCGCTTCCAATATAAGTTGCCAGTGCCTCTGCAATGTCAATTGAGTTGATTGAATCTACAATCGCGGCGTAAGTTTCACCCGGAATAGTAGCTGCTAATGCATCGATGATTGCACTGACACTAGTTGCCTGGGCATCGATGGCATCTGCGGCAGCTTGTGTGGCATTTTTGGCGTCGACAAAATCTGATGCAGTAGAACCAATTGCATCAATGATTGCTGGAATTGCCGCAATTGACCCGATGGTGTCTGACTCAATAAATGCAACGGCTGCATCCGTAGCCGCTATGACTGCTGCAATAGCAGTGGTTGAAGTAGCCGTGATTGGTGCAATTGGTGCTGTGATTGGTGCAGTTGGCGCAGTGCCAGGCATGACTGGTGCTGTGCCTGGCATGACTGGTGCTGCACTAGGTAAAATCGGTGCAGCACTAGCATTGCCAAATCTTTCGCGTGAATACTCCAATGCACTGAGCCATTTGATAATTCCAACGGATGCGCTCGTTGCTTGGGCCGCAAGATATTTCAAAACATCAGCGGCATAAACTTCATTGGCAAGTTTGTCTGCCTGTGCCTTGACTAGTGCATCATTGGCCGCTTGTGCTGTTTTACCTGTCTCATCAAGGATGGCAATTTGAGCACGAATGCGTGCCTTAGTCTCTTCATCGGTTGCATTATTCAATGCGGCATTGAGGCCGATGCGCTCTAAATCAAACTTGGCTTTGAGTTTGTCCAGGGCGGCTTGATCTGCCTTCATCTGGGCTTCTTCTTTGGTTGTCTTATTTTTTGCCGTCAATAGGGCAAGTTCTTGTTGTTTTTGCAATAGCAATTTTTTGTTTGCAGCAACGGCTGTATTTCGATCGCCTGGACTTTGTTGCCCATATCCGGTTTTTACTTTAGATTTACCTATTGCAGCAAAGGGCATCAATGCAACATTTAGCAAATTATATTTGAAAAGAAAATCACTGATGCTTAGACCAGTCATGTTTTTTAATTTGCCAGATAGAATCCCAATGCCACGAATGGCATCTGCTGTTTGGGTTGCAAAATCTTCCATGTCTTTTGTTGCTGAATCAATCCCACCATTTGAACTCATGGAAGAAAGTGCATCAAGCAACCCTTTGCCAATTATTTCTTTAACATTTTGAGAAGTCACACCAAGTTTTGCCATTTGCCCTGCATAACCAGTCATGGCAATCAATGCTGATCCCTTATATTTTTGCGTCAATTCAGCTGTGATTTTATTCATGTCGCCAGTGGCTAAGGTGGCCTTCGATACTGCGCCACCCATTTTCCCTAAAGCAGTAGTATTTCCTTGAAAGCCTTTGGCTAATGCTTTTGTAGCAGTTTCAAGACTGATAACTCCATTGGCACTAATATCTAATGCAAGGCCCAATGCTGTTTGAGATTTTGAAACATCACCAGTTGCAACCAATAAGGTTTGTAACGCTGGTCTTAGAAAATCATCCAACACACCTGTTTGTTTTTGCAAATTGGCGATATAATCTTCGACATTGGTTGAGGCGTAAGCGGCTCCGACATTTTTTAGAGTATTTGCTAATAATCTTGCAGCTTTATCATCGGCGGCATAAGCCTTGACTGATGCTTTACCAAAACTGAGCAACTTTTGAGCAGCGAATAAACCTGCAAACGATTTGCCAAGTTTTGTTATAGATTTGTCAAACTTGCTGAGTGACTTAGTAGCCTGATTGACACCCTTTGCGTTATAGGTTGAGACTATGGGGACTTGAATCATGCTAAATCACCTCCAAAGGCTTTGCGTATATTTAAGCGCGTCTGCAATTGGCGTTCCGAATCAAGCACGGCGTTGGTAATCCCTCGAATGGCCTTGCCGTTATCCTTTTCCACTGCCCTAAATGCCAAGCGTCCATCATGGCGGCCTTTGATTTGCCGATACCCATCCCCACGATCAATGGCATCAATAAATTGCTTGCCTGCCTTTGGATTGCGTGAATGCGAAACCTTGCGATCTGTTGGTGATGCCTTAGGCCCTCCCCAGGGCAGACCGTCTGGATTGACTCGGCCAGCGGTTTCATAGATTGCACCGGCTGCCGATTTATTTTGCAAGGCATACTCAGCTTTGAATCCCGTGCGTGTTGGCTTCATGCCACCAACTTTGGAAACCAATCCAGCTTTGACTTCAGCCGTCTGGAATAACGGAAATGACCTAGTGCTAAATGCCGATGTTTGGGCTGTGATCTTTTTGCCTTTGGAATGTATCTGCCAGCCGGACAAAGGCGAGTTGGCAGGCACAAATCCCCTTGCATCGCTGACCATAACTTTTAAGAATGAGCGTGCTTCACGATCTAAATTGCGCTTTAAGTCAGGTGCAAATTTGCGCAAGGCTTGCTTAGTTTCTGCGAGTCCTTGCACGGTTACTGGCATCGTTTCGCTCCCTTGCTTTGTCCGTTAAAACTTGGATCACTGCCCTGAACATTCTTTCATCCATCTCCAACACTTGCGTAGGGCTGATCTTGAGTTCCACCGCTAGTGAGGCCACTAGGTAAGTGAAACTGCCCCGTTCTATTTTTTTACAGGCTCGTCATCCATTACTTCAACTGAAATGAGAGTTTGCAAAAACTCTTCCCCGAATGGTGGGATAACTTCAATGCGTTGCAAAGCATTGTGACAAAGCCAGTAGATGTCCGACTGTTTTTCTTCGTCACGAAATTGCTTATGTATGCCTTTGCCCGTGTACTTCTCGAACGCATATTCAACCACTGGGGTGATTTGTACAATCACTTCCCCAGAGGCCCTGGTGATCTTTAAGCGTGCCATGTCTTACTCCTTAGAATGCTACGGTTGGTGAAACAACGACGGTTGTATTGACTGTGAAGGATAAAGATGATGTTGCAAAATCAGCGACGCCGCCTGAACCAACTGGTGTCAAATTATTGACAAAGATGGAGAATTGATAGGACGGATTTGTTGCGCTGACTACTGTGCCTTTGACGGTAATCATTGAAACTGCAAGTGTTGTT